TAAAAGTTTATATGAAATGATTTCTGAATTGGAAGAATACTATGGGTCGGAAGAGAAAGAGTAAAAGGTATTTTACAGCCATTACAGAAATTGCAATCAACGCTTATAACGGATGTGATGACCAACGATTAAAGAATAAAATCTACAATCGGTTCATCCATTATCCATTTGACAAACTTGCTGAAAATGTAATTCACACTTATAAGACATATTACTTTGATGTACCATATGAAGATGTGAAGATGAATGTAGTTGCATTCCTAAACGAAAAGATTCACAAGTTCAATGGTGATAATGGTCGTGCGTTCTCCTACTTTACGGTAATTGCACGAAACTATCTATTCAACGAGAACAATCAGAACTATGTTCGTATGAAGGCAAAAACGGATGTAGATGCTATTGATAATGACCGAGATGTGGTAAATGAAACATACATTGCACAAAACTTGGAATTTCAATCCGACTTTATGGATTTCTTCACCGACTATATGGATTTTCATATGAATCGGTTCTTTCCAAAAGAAAGAGACCAAAAAATCGCAGACTCTCTAAATGAATTGTTTAGACACCGAGATAACCTTTACTCATACAACAAAAAGGCCTTATACATACTTATTAGAGAACGAACTGGTGTATCCACCCAATATATTACAAAAATTGTTGGTAGATACAAAGTTATTTATTCTGAACTATATTCCGATTATAGTAAGGGAACTATAAAAAACTTAAACCATCGTATAGAGGAATTCAATGCATAAAGATGAAGAAATCTTTAAGGGTAAGACTTTTTCAGAGTTGATGTCGGACATCTACAACAACTCACGAAAGAAAGACCGACAAATAAAACTGCTCATCGCCCAACTCGAACCTATGGTTAAGAGTGTGGGTGATGCTGCTTCAGTAGTACCCTTAATTAAAGAATATTTGGATGTGTCCGTTAAAAACGATGACGCATTAATTAAACTCGCTGCTATTGTTCAGCGAATGATGAAGAACGAGGGCGACGCCGATGGTGGTGGTTTATTGTTATCCGAAGAAGAAAAGAAACAACTTATGGAAGCAATGAACGAGGTTGAGAAAGACCTACCCAAAGAAGATGGAGATGAGTAGTGATATTTGGTACGGTAGAAAATATAGTATTAGATGACAAAGACCCTGAAAAGTTATACAAGATATATGTAGCAACCACAACAGGTCAAACCGGAAACACTATTGAAGCGTATCCGTTGGATATGACTTGTAAAAAGATTCCTGTTATCGGTGAACAAGTAATGGTTACCCTTGGTTCCAATGCCGATTCAAATGCTCAAAAAAGGTCATCGGTACGAAACTATTATATTTCTACGGTTGGTATTCAATCAAATGTAAACCACAACGCATTACCAAAGTTGAATGTAAAATCAGCAACATCATTTGGTAATTTAGATGGAGCATTCGCTGGAGTTCCAGCACAAACATCAACACCAACACCACACAAATTTGGAAATGGGTTTGTTGAGTTAAAAAACCTATCTCAACTACAACCATATCTTGGTGATGTTATTTTTGAAGGTAGATTTGGTCAGTCAATCAGATTTGGATACACTCCAAGAAACACAAAGCAAAGCGATAATTTAGTTGATGGTGCAACAATAGAGCCAAGTTGGACATCATCCTCACCACAAGCACCAATCACTATTATTAGAAATGGTGCTGGGTTTTCTCGTGGATACAATAAGTTTGTAGTTGAGGACATTAATAAAGATGATGCTTCAATTTATTTAGCATCCAAACAAAAACTACAAATCAAGACACGGCCACTTTCATTAGGTGTAACTCCAAGCGCTGTATATGAAAATCCACAAGTAGTAGTAACATCTGACCGAGTATTATTAGTTTCTAAAAAAGATGCGGTTATTTTAAGTGGTCAAACAGGTGTATATGTTTCTACTCCAAATTGGAAAGCTGATATGGATGAAATGTTTACTCAAATTGAACAAATTAAAAATCAGCTTACAACAATTGCTACCGCATTAACCGCAGTAACAACGGGACTATCAACAACCGCGAGGACTGCAACAGCAGTTCCAGCCGTAACAACACAAATATCTAAACTTAGCACCGGAATTGCTCAAATTACAACTAAACTACAATTAATGAAAAATTAATATTTATTCATATGGATACAAATAAACTATTTAAAGCGATTCAAATCATTGTCCAAGAGGAAGTGAAGAAGGAAGTGGCAAAACGTGAAAAAGCCATCCGTGAATCTATTCTTAAAGAAATTAAACAATCAAAGCCAAAACAAATTGAAAAAAACCCGTTGGATGTAGAACACGTTTTTGAATCAACGACTCCAAAGAAAAAGTCTGGTCCAAAGTTTGAAGGTAAGTTTGCATCTCTTCTCAACGAAACCGCAGATGGTGGTGAGTGGAGAAGTATTAACTCTATGGGTGGTAGTTTTAATTCAAATCAAGCAATGGCTTGGGGTGGTATGAGTAATCAAACTCCGGGGGTTCTTCAAACCGCAGAAGGTAGTGCTATCCCTGTTGAACAACTAAAACAAACGCCTGCTGGTGAAGCGGTGGTAAACGCATTGACACGAGATTATTCTGGCTTGATGAAAGCAATCAACGCTAAGAAAGGTAAGTAATGGCTGCTCGTAAGGAATGGAAAATAAATCCAATTGACCTCAAAAAGAATGTCGCCGTTGGCGTAACATTACCTTTTGGGGGAGCTGGTGTTTTCCAATCTTCTTACACAACCGAAGAGCAAGCTATTTCTAATTTAAAAAATTTGGTTCTAACTCGTAAAGGAGAAAGACCATTCCAACCTCTTTTTGGAACCGATGTTTATTCCCTTTTGTTTGAACAAATTGGTGGTTTTATTGAAGACAATTTAAGAGCGTCTATCAAAGAAGATATAAACTTTTGGTTACCTTATATTTTATTAAGTGATGTTATTGTGGAAGCGAATCCGGACTCAAATAGAGTTAATATATCACTTAATTTCAGAGTAACTGAAACTGGCGCAAACCAAACCATAATTATACAGGTAGACCAACAAGGTGGTCTAACTATTGCTTGAGGATTATAAATGGCTGACAAGGTAAATAAAGAAGTAAGGTTAGGAGGTAGGGATGTTGGAGATTTCCGAAAGAACCTTATTGACTTTGCAAAAAACTACTTCCCTGAAACGTATAATGACTTTAATGAGTCATCACCTGGTATGATGTTTATGGAAATGGCATCGTATGTTGGTGATGTACTTTCATACTACACCGATGTTCAGTTAAGAGAGTCAATCCTCGAACAAGCTCAAGAAAAGGGTAATGTATTCCTTATCTCTCAAGCATTAGGATACAAACCAAAACTGAATGTTCCAGCAACTACAACGCTGACCATATATCAAATTGTCCCTGCTAAAGGAAGCGGTGACAATGTATATCCTAACTTTGATTACGCTCTAAAAATTAAAGAGGGTATGAAGGTTAATTCTGCTACAAATCAAGATGTACAATTCTCAACTACACAAAAAGTAGATTTTGCATTTTCATCTTCGTTTGACCCAACTGAAGTAACGGTATACCAAACCAACGAAACCACAACCGAACCAACATATTACCTGTTGAAGAAATATGTAAAGGCGGTTAGTGGTGAAGAAGTAACAGAAGACTTTACATTTAATTCTCCAAAGATTTACGATAAGATTCGTATCGAAGATGAAAATTTGATTGATGTTGTAAAAATTACCGATGACAATGGTGATACTTGGTACAAAGTTCCATTCTTGGCTCAAGATACTATTTTTGAACAAGTACCCAATTCATCCGCATATTCATTAAATTACAACTTGTATGCTGGTGAAACTCCATATCTTTTAAGATTGAAGAGAGTTCCAAAAAGATATGCCACTCGTGTAGAAGAAGATGGTTCAATTACAATCCAATTTGGAGCGGGCATATCATCAAACGCAGATGAGGAAATTCTTCCAAACCCAGATAATGTAGGTTCAGCTCTTTACCCAGCAAGTGGTGATTTAGACCAAGGAATTGACCCATCTAACTTTATGTATTCAAAGACATATGGTGTGGCTCCTTCGAACACAATTTTAACAGTTACATATCGTATTGGTAATGGTGTATTAGACAACGTTCCATCACGAGACCTTACTGAAATTGATACTGTGGTATTTGAAAATACAAATACTTCTGCGTTAGATTCTTCAATACTGAATGTAGTTCAAAATTCAGTTGCTGTGACTAACGAAGCCGCTGCTGGTGGTGGTAAGTATGAAGAAGAGATTGAACAAGTTCGCCAAAATGCAATGGCTTACTTTGCTGCACAAAATAGAGCGGTGACCAAAGAAGATTATGTTTTAAGAGCATACGCATTACCACCACAATTTGGTTCAGTAGCAAAAGCGTTCCTTGCCCCAGACTGGCAAATCCAAACACTATTAGATGATGGTCCTAATCCAATTGCAAACCCATTAGCGTTAAATCTTTATGTATTGGGATATGATTCAAATAAAAACTTAAAGAATCTAAACGCTGCTACAAAAGAAAACTTAAAGAACTACCTTTCATACTATCGAATCTTGACTGATGCTGTAAACATTAAAAACGCATTTGTTGTAAATGTTGGCGTTGAGTTTGAAATTATTGTTCTTCCAAATTACAACTCAAATGAAGTTCTCCTAAAGTGTATCAATACATTAAAGGATTATTTCAATATTGATAAGAGACAAATTAACCAACCAATTATGTTATCCGAAATTTATATTTTATTGGATAGAATTGATGGTGTTCAAACTGTTGTGAGACCAGATAGAGATGGTTTGGGTGGATTGCAAATCGTAAACAAATGGGATGGTGTATATTCATCTAACAAGTACGATATTAAGAACGCAACCAAACAAGGTGTTGTATACCCACCAAAAGACCCATCAATTTTTGAAATTAAATACCCTGACCTTGATATTAAAGGTAAGGTAGTACCAATGTCATATTAAGAGGTAGAAAATGATTTATAGAATTTATCCAAAAAAAGACGCCACTATCTACGAAGATACACTTCGTAAGAATCAGAATACTGGCAAGGATGAGATTCTTGAGGTTGGTAAGTTTTATGACCCCACTAACCCATCTACCTTGATTGGTAATAGTAGAATTCTTATCGAATTTGACCTCAATACAATTTCAAATTTGATTTCCAACGGAAACATTAGCGGTAGTATTAAATACTATTTAAATCTTGAATCTACCGAAGAAAAAGAAATTGCTTCAACATATGATTTGTATGTTTATCCTGTGAAAGAACAATGGTTAGAAGGTGTTGGTAAAGAATCCGACACACCTCATAATGAAACTGATGTATCTTGGGTTTATCGTATTAGTGGTTCTGCTTGGGATGTTGAAAATGAAACCGTAAACAAACCAACAAATCCTGAAACAATTTCAAACCTATTATCAGCGTATACTTTTGTGGCTTCTGTTGGTTCATTTAGATTAGACCCATCACAAAGTATTGTGGGAACTAATGGTGTTGCTCCATCAATTTCCGTAGAAAATGGTAGAATGAAGTTATCGGGAGCTAACTATGGCGGTGGTACTGCTTTATTGAGTGCTTCCTTACTTGGCGGACAAGAATACACGATGACATTCGAAGTAGACCCAAACACATTAAGTGGTGTGGATTTTAGAGTAGGTTATAATGGTGTGTATTTAACTGATTTATCAAACTATACTCAATCTATTGTAGCAGCATCAACACAATCTGTTACATTTACACCACAAACTACCGGCACATACGAAGTATCATTAACATTTTTTGATAGAAACGGGTTAAACGGCTCAGATGGGTTTATAGACAATTTTTATATTTACGGAACACCACCGGCTGACACTTTGGTTTGGGATACCTACGCAATTCCAAACACAACCACAGTCTACTTCTTGAACAATGCAATTACGGGTTCAGCTGGTGAATTGCCAAGTATATTTGTTAGTCAGTCCAAACTTTTCTTGACAGCATCAAACTTTGGTGGAGCTAGTGCTAATAGAAACTTTATAATGTATGCTGGAATTTCATATACTTCAAGTTTTTATTTTAATACCGGTTCGGGTCTTCACAACTTAAAATACCAAGTTATTGAACCAGATGGTCGTGAAGAAACGTTTGAATTACTGAACGCTTCGGGTCCTTATACTCAAAGTTTTACTGCTGACCAAAATGGTGAATACTCTTTTAGATGGTCTTACTACGCAAGTGGCTCGGGCCAAGGTAACGCGTATATCCAAAATTTTAAATTACAAACTGACCCTGACTTATATCCAACCTCATCGTTGGTATTGGATAACGAATACGAAGCTAGGGGTGCTGTAAACTCCGGTGGTGGTACTTGGTACACATCCTCATTCCTAACAGGTAAACATTACTTCCAAACATTTGACAAGTATGTTCAAAACTTAAATGTTGAAGTGACCGATTATGTAAACGACTTTTTACAAGGTCATCGTGAAAACTATGGTTTTATAATTTTAAAATCAAAAGACAACGAGGAGTCAGTTCGTAAGTTCGGTTCGGCTAAATTCTTCTCATCAGACACTCACACAATTTATGTTCCTACATTAGAGGTTCGTTGGGATAATACCTCATTTAATACCGGGTCATTATCACCGCAAACAAACTCTGATTTGATTGTTTACGTTAAAGATTTCCAATCAGAATACAAGGAAAACTCTAAAGCAAAAATTAGAGTGTATGGTCGTGAAAGATTCCCAGCAAAAACATTCGCAAACTCATCACCAACAAAAAGTGTTAAGTATCTTCCAACCACCGCATATTATTCGGTAGTTGATGCTGAAACAAATAAGACATTTATTCCGTTTGATGATACATATACCAAGTTAAGTTGTGATTCAACATCCAACTACTTTAACTTTTGGTTCAACGGATTACAGCCAGAAAGATACTACAAGTTTGTATTTAAAGTTGTTGACCCTACAAATGGAACAACAAAATACTATGATGACAACTTCTTTTTTAAAGTGGTAAGATAAGATGGCGGAAAGACAAATTAAAAGAAATGGTCGTGGTCAAATTGTCTCTTACGAAATCGTAGGAGTCAATGACCCGACTGTTGCTACGCCAGAATATGGTAAGTTCTTATTACAAAAAGCCGATGAAGAAGGTACTTTTGTAGAAAAGTACAACACCACATCATTTATTCAAGAAATCAACACCGATATTACACAAGAACTCATTTTACCAAATGAACTGATTGACGCTCAAGTTGTGTTAAATGAAATCATAACAATTACAGACAAACGTGGTATTGAATCCGTGGACCCAATTGGGTTTGCTGGTACATATGTTGGTCAAGAGGAAACCATTGTTACTCAATATAACCCAGATGGTAGTGTTGCTCAAGAGCGAACTTATGTTTGGAATGGTACGAAGTGGGAATAAAAATAAGGATAGTAAATGTCATTAGATAGATTTGAAAATAAAGATGAGGTAATTGGTGTAAGCCCGGTCTTTGGCAAAACAATGTTTGCTGATGAGGAACCTCGTATTGAAAAATTTAATGACGCGATTACTCAAAATGATATTGATGGAACATACTCCGGTATAAACACCATAAACGCTTCGGAAATCCACATTTATGCTGAAGATAATATTGTAGCCTCGTTATACAACCAGCCCATTCGTTCTACTCTCACAAATGGTAAACCTACTGCGTTTGTAGCTCCTGAATTAGATTTAAGACAAGCTGGTGTAGAAGAGGGAACCTATTCGGTACTATACAACTTTCATCACAACGTAGTATCCAACTTAAAAATTGATGACATCTCA